ATAAACGGATCGGTGTTACTGGTGATCTTATCTGCCAACTCATCCAGCGCACGTTGAACCTTTGCAACCGGAAAGCTATATGGATATTCTGCCGGTCTTGCTCTCATGTCATCAAGAACCGCATAGGATCTCAGGATAAAATCCTCGGCTGCATTTTGTGCAACTTTAGGATCTACTTCATCCAAAGACTTCCGCATTGCAATATACTTCTCAGGACCGGTCAGTTGTTTGACTAAACGCTCATTTGAGTTGTAGACCTTGACGATCTCATCCTGGTACTCGGCAGCAAGCTTCTGCTTTTCAGGCGCCGTCATGGTTGCAAACTTGCGGAGATTCGCAGCATCTTCTGAGACAGAGAAAAACTCTTCTAGCAGTTTCTTATCTGCACCAGTGGCAAACTCAGCACCGGCAAATATCTTGTCCTTAATGTTCCTGCCAAATCCGCCAGATCGAATCTTGCCGGACTTGTCTCGTGGTGCGTATTTGATGATGTCCTCAGATGACATGATGTCGGTCAGTTTTCTTGTGTCATTCATGTCTATGTTAAGACCATCATCCTTGGCGCCTTGCAGGACATCTTTCCTGAATTGTTTTTCTTCACGGATCTGCCTCAACCGTGCAGCCTTTTTAGACCGTGCCGATCTTGCAATGATGCTGGCAGATGATCCAAGCAGGATTCCTCCTCCACCTCCAAGCAAGGTGCCTGCACCAATGTTGGCGACATACGCCTCTGCCGTTGCTTCTCCTCTACCAAGTGCATCTTCAGAAATGGTTTGACCGATTCCATACGCTGCACCTTCCACGGCACCGGCGACTCCATAACTTGCGCCAACTCTAGCAACTGATTTCTTTGCTGCTTCACCGGCAAGCCTTCTTCCTACGGCAGTTGATCCTCTGGCAGCAAGTCCGGAAAGTGTCGCTGCACCCACGCCTGGAATAAATGCAGGCAATACGGCGCCAGCAATTTCACTTGCCGTCGATGCAACTTGGTTCCTCTCGTCAATCTCTCTCAGTTCCTCCTGAGTAAAAAGACCTGACTTGATTAATGCAGGATCTGAAAGACCAATAGACACACCACGCAACAAGCCAAGACCGGTTGCTGCAAAAGCTCGGTCTCCATACTTTTCTTCTAGATCCTCCTCCTTTTCGGCTGCTGCAATATCGGCGTCCAGGCGTTCATAAAAACTGACGGTCTGGTCCTTGTCAGGAAACCGGTAATTGTTATCTCGCATGATCTCTTCCGCACGATCTGACGGAAAGAGATAGATGTCTTCACCACGAGGATGCAGGAGAGGAACTTGTGCGGAGCCAAACCGGTACTTGCCGGATAAAACTGCTTCGTTGACTTTATCGAAACCGACGATCTCTGCTTCGCCGGTTTCCTTATTAAATAGTTTTGGCATTATTCTGCGAGTGCAGCTTCTTGAGATTGTTTGACAGACTGTCTGAAATCCATGTCAGTAGCGTCCATCTCTGGTCTTTCTGCAATTAAACCAAGACCAGCAGCTTTTAAATCACGTTTCATTTTTATGTATTCAATGACTGATTTATATCTGGATATGACGCCAAAGCTTGCTTCTGTAGGATCAAGTGGCATCGTATCTTCAATCAAATCTAAGTCTGGACCGGTCAGGACTCCTAAGTTAAAAAATGGTTCTGACTTTAATTCAAGTGCAACCGTTGTAGCCAAGGACTTGCCATCAGCTACTACCTTTCTATTGACTAATTCAAATCCATGTTTTTCTCGGAAAGCTACTAATTCTTCTAGTTGTTTAATAATTGCGTTTGAACCGGCTACTGCCTCTCTCATTTTTCTTGCGTCCGTCGGATCTGGTGCGAGGCCGATATATCCTTGAACTGTCCTGGCATCTATTTCCTTCTTAGGTAAACCCTGCTCATCTTGGAATTTGCGTTGTGCCGAAAGCTTTGCGTTCTCTTTCATTTGTGCCAGTTCTGCCGAAAGTTTGGCAGTAGGCAACAACTTCGTTTCCGTGACCATCCGTTCTTGAGGAATCGCCTTCATCATTAGATTGGCTTTGGTTTCAGCAATCTTTAGATTTAACCTTTCATCAAGGTTTTTAGCGTCTTCCTTCATCCTTGCGTCTTTTATATCAAGCAACCTTTCATCTAAGGTGCGCTTTGCTTTTTGTAACAACATCAGACGAGAGGCTTCTTCTGCTTCGGCTTCTGACATGCCTTGATTAATCAGATCATTAAGAAGGTTGCGCTTGTCATCAATGGCTGCACCTTTTTGCTGAAGCTCTAGCTTTTGTGCTTGGATGTCATCGGCAATGGCACCATCTATAATCTCCATTGCATAGTTCCGTCCGCCGGTCATGCTTGCAGCATAGGCTCCGAGTCCGACACTAATAGCAGCAAGGATCTTGGCGCCGGTGCTTGTGTTCTTAAAAATTCGGTTTGGCTCGATCTCAACGGCTCGGTACTGTTCGTTCAGTGTATTGATGTCATTAAGCAGTTTGTCCTCACGTTCTTTTTGCGCTCGGAGTCTAGCTTCACGCTGAACCTTAAATGCTTCCTCGCTTTCTCGCATCTCCTCCATTGCTTTTTTGGTAGCATTTATCTCCTGCTCATCGAACTTCATACCTTTGGCATCCAGTTCTGATTGTGCTTTTGCAATCTGCTCATACAAGCCAAGCACTTCCTTCATGCTTTCTTGATTCAGTGACGTGACGGTTTTTTGTGTAGCAACATCTTGCCGGTATCCAGAAGGCAAGGATGTGCCATCCTGAAACATAAACTCGGTTGACACTGGAGTTGGTTTTGCAGTTGCACTAAGTGTCACTTCTTCCGTAGTTGGTTGACCTGGATTTTCAATGACAGAATTTTCAAGCGACGTTTGTTTGATTTGATCTTCCGCTTGTTCGTTTACTGTTAAAAAATTCTTTATAGATTCTTGTGCTTCAACATCACCGGTCAATGTTGGTGTCGATAGCGTCTCTGTAATATTTACAGACGTGTCGGCTGCCGGAATAATTTCTTCCGGTGTCATGGCGCCAAGTCTGCCTTGTTGTGTGGTTGATGATGGACCAGGAGAATCTTGTGCTAATGTCAAGCCTGCCGTGCCGGTTGTCTCAACAACTTCCTCCTCTGGCATCCTGCCTATCTCGTCATATCTAAGATAGTCTTTGTTGGTCATTACATAAGGCGCATCGTTTAGAAAACCAATCTTATCAGAGTTCAATGACATGAACGTCTGAAGGTCCGGATAGCCTAGTTCACGATAAAATGATGTTATACCTTGCCCAGATTCTGGTGACGCCATGATGTTCCTTAAACTCCGGTTTTAAATCTCAGGTATGTTGCACCTACTGTCGCAATCGCAGAAATCAATCCATTGATTCGATCACTATCACGATCAGCACTTGCTTGTTCAGCTTTTAACTCACCAACCAATCTAGCCACGGCAAGCTTGGTCTCTCTATCCATTAGCGCCAAATCTTTCTGCAATTCAAATCCTGCCGTGGTAAGGTCCGCCTTCATTTCTGCAAGATCAATTTCAACTTCCACACCGGCAAGAGCTTGTTCCCCTTGGTATGCAGCAATCGCAAGCGCATCGTCTAGCTTCCTAGAATCCAGTGCCAGTTGTGCGTTGACTCTAGAGATCAATATTTCTTTCTCAAGGTTTGCGATCTTGGTCGCCAGATCCAGCTTGCCTTGCTCGATGGCAATGATTCTTTCCTTGTCTAGATTGGCAAGACGCACATCTTTGTCGATCTCAGCCTGAACGGTCACGAGCGTCAAGGCTGCTTGCTGATTCTGTATCTTCCTTGCTTGATCCAGGTTGCCTTGTGAAACTGCCATCTGAATGTCTTTTTCCATGTTGGCAATTTGTATCGATGCCTCTCTGGTTCCTTTTGCTTTTAAGACGGCAAGCAGATTCTGCTCGGCCTGGACTTGCTCGGCTGCTCTCAGTTCTGCCTTCTGACCGGTGAAGACTTGCTGGATGTCCATCCACATGTTGCGTGTTTGTCGCAACTTGGTCGGGTCCATCACTCCGGCAGTTGTTGCCAAGAGTGCTTTTAGGTTCTGCTCAGTTCCACGTTTGAGTTGGATCTCGGCAACGCTCGGCTCAGTGCCTTCAACACGAGACTTCAAGACCTCTATAAGTTCATCTTCATCTGCTAAAACATCTTTTAACTCACCGGCATCTGATGCTACATCTAGAACATCATCAAGTGTCGTTTGTGTCACATCATCTACGGCTTCAACAGTTGGTGCAGTAGCATCAGCGACGGTTGCAATGTCAGTTGCAGTAATATCATCGACATCATCCATGTCAGGAGCAGGACGAGTGAACCGTTCTACATCCTCAATGGTCAGCGTAAATGCCTCGATCCGTGCAAACTCCTCAAGTGCATCCTGAAGGACTGCACGTTTTTGGGATTCGGAAAGTCTGCCGAATGAATCCGGATACAACTGAGAAAGCTTGGCGTCGGCCTCTGCAAACGTGGTCGGAACTACATCGACAATCTCACCTTGCTGATTTTTGACTCGCTTGCCTCGTGCCGTGAAGGTTCCGTCATTAAATAGATCAATGACATTGCCACGGAACTGTTCTGTTTGTAGTCCGGTTTCAGCAACAACGGTTTTCATTGCTATGTTAAAAATCCGTTCTACCTCGGATTCCGGCAACAACTCAAATCCGTCTGCTTCTCTAACAATCTCAGTTGTTGGTGCTTCTTGAGATGTTTTATATTGTGGAATTATATTAACTGCCGGTTCTGCTTTACCTCTCAATGCACGGTTATATAAATCCTGGTCAGTGATTCCAGTTCTTGCACTGTATTCTTCAAAAGTTTCAGGTCTTGCTCCTGACTGTACTTTTACAACTTTTCCTGGTGTGACTTTTTCACGTTGCTTAAAAAACTGCTCCTTAAATGTTTCAAAATCCATGTCGGAGGTCAGTTCTTTTGTTAGCTTAGTTTCAAGCGCATTTTGCTGACCTACAATCTTTTGCGTTGCTGCATCGGCTGCTTCTTGTGTGTCATGGACTCCGCCAAGTGAATCGTAGAATTTTGGTTTTGTTTGTTGTTGTTGTTGTTGACTTCCGCCGTCTCCTCCGCCTTGGCTTTGTTTTTTTCTATTGTATGCCTGAATGACACGAGGATCTGTCTCAAACTGGATAGATTGATCGTTATGTTGCTCTGCCTCTTTTTCTATCCGGAATTTTGTTTTTGTGCCTTCTCCAGTGACAGTGGTCGCACTTGATCCATCATTGTTATTGTTGTTGTTATTGTTGTTATTGTTGTTGTTGTTGTTGTTGTTTCCTCCGCCATTCTCTCCTGCCCCAGTATCACCTTGTTTGTCTCCTCCACCTCCGCCGGTAGTTCCACCTTGACCGTCAGATCCAAAATCATTGAGACTCGGCAAGTTCATGCCTTTGACATTGTGATAATCTAGTTCATCCGTGTTCATTGATGCCAATGCTTGCACCAATGGACCATTTCCAGATTGAAAACCTTGTTCCTGGTCTTGGTGTTTTAAATAGTTAAGCGCCTCGACTTCTGCATCTGTCAAAATGGCAAGCCTATGATCTTCGTCAATCCTGCCATCCTCTTTCTCATAGGTCCGAATGGGTCCGCCATTCATTCCTAATCCTTGCGTTCCAGGCAATGGTTTCCCAGATCCTCCAGCATTCTTCAGCATTTGTGCTTCTTGTGGATTGATTGCAGCAAGACCTTCACCTCGTTGCTGAAGCATTTCTGCCAACCGGCGGAGTTCCTCGTCGCTCAGTGGAGGCCGGTTTCCTCCGACACTAGGAAGTAAATTTGCAAAAGTATTCATGTCGATTTAGTCGCAGGAAGTTTGATCGGTGTGGATTTTAATCCGATTTCAAGCATTAAGTTGGTGATCGAGTAACTCTGACCTGGATCTGACGAGGTCGTGTCAAAAAACTGGAACCGTATCGAGTCGCATTTCTGGTTCTGCAATCCCATCCGAAACTGAAAAACTCCGTCGGAGGTTCCGCCGTAGACCACGGAGCCGTAGGTCGGATCATCTCCATACTCGGTGACGCCGGTTGCGCTGATAAAATTAAAGGAATGCTGCTCGTTAAAATATTGACGAAAGTTATATGCGACTTTGGAAACCAGCGTGTGATTGGTCTTAAAGTCGCCTAGAAGCACGGCACGTCTGCACCTTTGAAATCCTTGAATGCTTGACGGTTTGATCCAGGCAGTTGTCAGTTTTAATTGAATGGAAGCATCAACATCTCGGTAGGTCGTTGGGTCTTCCTTGTAAACAAGTCCGCCGGTTGTTCTTAGATAGGTATAGGAACCATTTGCTTTCCACACCACGGCACCGGTTGCTGCATGATTCGTCCAGGTAGACCATTTGCCATAGAGTAGATTGTAAACAAGAGCAGATCCGCCGGAGGTTGTGAATCGAACCTGACCGGTGTCTTGCACTAGCACTGCACTAGTCACGGTCTCACTATTATAGGCTTCTACCGGTGCGCCGATGTATGTCGTTTGTAGACCTCTAGACAGGAGATAGATGCCTTTCTTGGACATAAACATGATGCCTTCCGGTGTCAGGACTACGGCATCAGAAGACAAGGCACCTACATCAGAGGTGACCAGTTGAGGTTCTGAGAAACTGTTTTGCTGACCGGCATCATTAGGTCCGTCGCCGGTGATGTAGAAGATTCTTTCCTCTTCAAAGATGATCAGCTTCTCATCCATCTCTTTCAGCGCCGTGACTTGATCGGCACGGTTCATCACGATCTGGAACACGTCTGAAAACTCAACCGGCTTCTTGGCCTGCCTCTTTTTCGAGTAATAAAGAATCTTTGGATTCTCTGATGAGACGGCAAACATTCGATTGTTAAAGGCGCCGACTACGGAGGTTGCCGGAGGAGCAATGTTGTCTACTACTCCGCCGTCCGTGTAGAGGATTTCCTGAGATGCTAGAGACGCAATGATAGCGCCGGTGTCGGTAAATGCGACAGTGTCTGCCGTGGCATCATTTGCAACGGAACCAACCTTGTAGAAGACGGTTCCAGCATCTGCCGTCCGGTAGACTTCGCATGTGACGGAAGGATGTTCTGTAATTCGCAAAGTCGGTATCGTGAGATTAACCGTCAGGTTAGAGGATGCCGTGGTTGCTGATACCGCAACTGATGGAGCAGATCGATGGATCTGGCCTCTTGCGTCCGTGGTCACATAGATGACTCGATACTGGTACACTCCTGCCGTCAGTGATCCTCCAGATGCTACGGCTGCACTGACATTCTCCGGAAACAAATGGAATCCGTGTTCGACAATATCCTGGGAGTCGTAGATTGATAAGAATCCACCGGCTATGTGTAGGTTCTCACCAAGCTCTTCTGCCAAAAATGAATCAGACTTCGTAAAATCGATGCTGGAAAATGACAGACCTTTGACCGAATAGAGATCATTTTCTGAACTGACAAGCCTTGTCTTGATCTGCAGAGGTACTTTGTAAATACCGGCATCGGCTGCTACGGCGCTGGACAAGGTTGAGTCTGCCAGGATTCCTCCGCCGACTGACGTGTGCATTTTTGCGACGACAAGACCAGAGTTGTCCATGAGGAAGTAGGTCGTCTGAAGATCACTTCCATGCACTGCAACCACATAGGTCTTTGCGTTGTAATAAAATGCTTTTGATGCCAGACCGACGGATCTTTTTAAAACAGACGCCGATCCAAGAGACGATGCGCTCACATCATAAGTTCGTGTTTTAACAAAATGGTTATAGTCTGCCGTCGCATTCATCTCATAAATGCAGACGATGTCGGTGCCGTCCGTGGACAGAGTTACACGAGGAATCACCGTGCTTCCGGATTCTATGGTCTCGGTGTCAACTGCCGTCAGGTCAAAGATCATCCTGGTCAGCTTCAGACCGACACTTCCTGCATCCGTTGAATAGGCAACAAAAATATCCTCGTCGTTGTTTGGATCTTTAAAAATGGCTAGTGAGTCTTTTGGATCTGACGAGATGGTTGCCGGTGAACTGTATCCATTTGCTGGACCTCCGACAGTTCCTTCAGAAGATATGTAAGCAACTTGGACTTGGCTGCTTGAATTACGATAGGCAAAAATGGCGTCCTTCTGGTTGTACTTTGCAACATCAAGTTGCTGACCAGATGTGGCTGCATTGGACGCCAATTGCACGGCAGAGGCAAAAATTGTTGGATCAGTATTGTCTAGTAGTCGAATGTCAATGTCGTCGTCAGAATCCTCCACATAAACCACACCGAGTCTGCCATCTAGTTCCACACACCTCGGCAATTTGCCGGTTGCAGATATGCTTGTATTGTTCTGAATCATGGCACCAGAGACCGCATCAACAACTGAGGCACGGACTCCGCCTTGTGTATCCTCCCACGCCGTCAAAAACAGACCGTTGCCATAAGCAACATCCGGCTGGCTTTGTTCAAAGTCATTGCGGATTAAATCCGTTGAGCCAATGGTGACCGACAAAGATCCACCTTTATCTATCCACTCATTTCGTCCGGAAGAATAGGAATATAGATTGGAATTAGAGAAAAGCAGAAGCTCATCCTGAAAACGTGTAAGTGCGTCGCCGGATGAGATCGTTGATCCGCCTGAAATCTGCCTGCCTAGTTTAGAATAGCCTTTGCGTTTTGTGATTGTACTGCCGGAAGTAAATACACCGTTTTCAAGCTCAGTCAATGAACTTGGAAGGACCATTTTTTGATCCGTCTTGGTGTCAATTCCTCCGCTTAAATCAACCGGAACAAACGCTTTTTCTAAAGCCATTGCTATTTTTTATTCGCAACTTTTAATTCAGGCTTTTGCTCTTCTTGTTGTTGAATTAATAAAATCTCTTCCATACCGAGAAGCCGGTGCAACCGTGCTTCTATTTGTGGCACTTTTGCCAGTTCATTTTTTGTCTGATTTATTTCTTTTTGGATCTCTTCAAGTGTCATTTATGCTCCTTCTAGTGCAGTTACTTTTGCTGAGAGTTCTTTAACTGCTTCGACTAAAATTGGGATAAGCCCAGACATAGTAACAGATTTAGAGTACTCATCCGTTTCTCCTTTTTCATTACTTAACGCACCATCTTCATCAACTTTTAAATTCCCATCTTTATCAAATACTCTAATGCCAGTATCATTATTTACTAACTCTGGAAGTATCGACTCAACTTCTTGTGCGATTAAACCATAATTAGTGCCACTTGGCATTGACGCTTCCTCTTTCCAATTAAAGGTTCGTCCTTTAACTGCTTTAATCTTCTCAAGTGCATCAGTTACAGGTTTTATATTTTCTTTTAGTCGTTCATCTGAAATATCTGCTGAACCTGATCCTGAAAAAGTCCCATCGTGTGAAATAGAAAATCTTACTGCTAAAGTTCCAGACTCGTTTCTATTTCTCCAATTTAGTTTAGCACCATCATTATTTCCCCCGCTTTTAGCACAAGTAAACTCGCCAACTAAAGCGTCTGATCGTCCAGTATTACGAAACACTACTGAACCAATACCATAATCGTTAACGATAGTGTCTCCTGTCAACATAAGTTGAGCCATTGTGCCGTCATGGACACCATTCTTTTTACTCTCAACTTTTAAAACAGTTGAACCGCCCACACTTTCTTCCGATGCTACATGAAGTGGGTAGTCTGGTGATGTTTCTCCGACACCAAGTTTTCCACCATTAAAATAGCTGTCACCATTAGCATGTAATCGAACTTTTTCTGCATTACCAGAATACATCTGCTGAATAGCAGTCTGGCTAGTAGTTTCACCTAATTGAAATAATCTATTGGTGTTTGAATTCGCCTCAATACTAATGCCACCATCGTTTGCATTATCTGCTTTACTTTTTACATCCAATTTTGCTGCAGGAGTTTTGCCAATCCCAACATTTCCAGACTCCGTCATTATTATTCTTGCATTACTCGATAAGTCAGCATAAGAATTTGCAATGACGAAATTATCGGAATCGGAGTTATCCATTCCCATAGACCAATTCGTATTCCGATTATTGAAAATGACCATCGGATCACCAGCGGAAGATCCGCCAACAGAAACAAATAATGCGGAATGCGATGCCGCATTGGTGTTGTCTTCATTATCAATCTTTAAAGTAGTCTGCGTCCCTGCTGTATTTTGTTGAACTTCAACGAGTTCACTAGGTGCTGCTGTTCCTATTCCAATCCGATTATTTGAGGCATCGATTGACAACGTGTTACTGTCAAAATTTAAGGCATCGACTGCACCGTTTAAAGTTACGTCAACCGTCTGATTAGATAGGTCTAAAACTCCTGCATTAAGGTTGATGGCAACTCCACTACTGATCGTTAGATCAGTATTATCAGATTCTATTTTTTCTCCGCCATCACCTAATACTAAACCAACATTTACTGGTATCACTACATCAGTAGTTGCGCTTAGATTTAATAGAGCAGAAGAACTAATTGTTAAATCCGTCCCGTCTCCTTCTATTTTTTCCCCGTCATCTCCAAAAACTAAACCAACATTATTTGGAAGATTTACGTCTGAAGTTGCAGTCAAATTAATGTCTGCACCAGATGTCAGAGTCAGGTCAGTGTTATCTCCTTCAATCTTTTCACCAGTGCCAAATGTAATTCCAACATTGGCAGGAACAACAACGTCCGTGGTTGCGGTCAGATTTAAAGCTCCACCAGATGCAACTGTCAGGTCAGTTCCATCTCCGACAATGTATTCACCTCCTTTGTCAAAGAAGTAGAGGCGCCGGTCATCTGCCATTCTGACAACCTCATTGCCGTCATACTGTTTAAAAATCGTGTCCTTGGCGTCTACTTCATTCTCGATGACTAGATCAGAAGAAGAGTTGCTAATCTTGCCGATTGCAATTCCATTGTCCTTAAAGGTCAGGACTCCAGAGTTTGAGTCCAAATTGATGTCACCTTCAGCATCCAATGTGATTGTGTTAGATCCGCCGGTGGCAGCAATGGAGATGTTTCC